CAACAGTGTATACGTTTTAGATGGGCTAAAAACAGAGTCCAAAAGCATGGATTGTTTTGTGTCCACCCATAGAAACAGAAATTACAAGGGAAAGGAGATGATGAGTTTATTAATCGAAGAGCAGATCAGAAGGGAAGAAAGAATGTTAGACAATGGTGTCTTGAGATATCAGAAGAAAGAAGATAAACAGACATCAAAGAGTAAGAGTAATTTATATAAAAATAAAATAGAGACAGCTTTAGATAAAACTTTAGAGGGGCTGACTAATGACATAGCTGAAGTGATTAGTGCGTCCTCTGGAAGAAGACCCATTTGGCTAAAAGATATTGAGGGTTTGGCACTAGACAGTATCGTATTCCAAGCACTCAATTGCTTTGTCGATGCGGCAGGGTCGGGAGAAAAAACTGCAACGGCTACTCTTCTAAACAGAATTGGAAAAAGAATAGAAGCAGAATCGGTGTGCCAACAAATTGATAAAATACCTTCGCGGGAGTTTGTTAACAAAAAAGGCGAGTGTAAGAACTTTAATGTAAGAGCCAGTATCAAAAAAGAGGCACTTGAGCATTCTGCTGTCTACGAAAAGAGGGTTGCTTTTGCTAAATATTTAGCCGAAAAAAACGGGGGTGTAGCAATAAGTTGGAGTTTACATAGACGGGTACACGTAGCTACGCCTGTCTACAATGCCATATTAAAATACTCTGATATTTTTTACATTAAAGTAATTAACGGAGTGAAAAATACGCGAAAGTACGTAGAATTTACTCCTCAAGCACTCGCAGAAATAGAGGCTCAAAAACTCAGAGAAAACTGGATGCTACCTCTCTGGGACGTAATGCTCTGCCCACCTCGCAAATGGACTTCAATGCATACTGGTGCTTATCTCACACCCAGACTTTCGGGACTTTGTAAACTCGTAAAACAAGCTACGTGGAAGCAAGAGCAAGAAGTTAAGAATGATTTTATCAAAGCGAAGAACAAAGACACTCTTCCCCAGTACGCACTAGCCCTCAACGCTCTGCAAGAAGTACCCTTAAAAATAAATCAAGAAATTGTCAGCCTTGTGAAATGGGCATGGGACAAAGACTTCAGAATCGGTAAAAAGTTTCCGACCAAAAAAGTATTTAGTGAGGTTGAGCGCATGTCTCCAGAAAAATGGGCAGTTTTAGACAGGCAAGCCAAGATCAGGCACATCAGTGCGTCGAAAAAAATGGTGAGCCGCAACAGCGAAGCAAAATCCAATAGAGATATTATGTTGAGAGACTTATTTACAGCAGAAGAATTGGCAGATAAAACTTTTTACATTCCTTGGAATCTGGATAGACGCGGCAGAATGTATCCACTAAGTAGTCTTAACTACCACCGTGACGATCACATTAAAGCTATGTTCTTGCTGAAAAACGGAACAAAACTCGACCTATTCAATGACCATTGGTTAAGAATTCATATTGCCAACACTGGAGACTTCGACAAGATAAGTAAAAAGTCCTTAGATGACAGAATCCAGTGGGTGTCTGACAACGAAGACTTTATTATTGACATCGCTTCCGATCCGAAGGGGCGTGTAGAAGAGTGGCGTTTGGCAGATAAGCCCTTCCAATTTTTATCAGCATGTATTGAATATAAAAACTACATGATAGCGACAGAGAAAGGACAAGATTACATTTGTCACTTAGCACCCGCTATTGACGGTCAAAATTCTGGGTGTCAGCACTACAGCGCGGCTTCCAGAGATGAGAAAACTGGCGCATTGGTAGGGTTGACTCCAAGCAAAGAACCCCGCGATGTTTATAAAAAATTAGCTGATCTTGTCAATGCCGAGCTTCAATGTGTATTGCTTGAGAAACATAAGCAGAAGGGAGAAACACAGGAAGAATTTGCGACCCGTCAACATTACGCAAAAAAGTGGTTAGATTTTGGCGTGACAAGAAAACACTTAAAAACAAATTGTATGACTTATGTATATTCGAGTAAACGATACGGCTTTCAAAAGCAAATACAGAAAGAAATCATGGGTGAAGAAGATCGAGATATCCATGAGAGTGGAGACTCAACAAGAGAGCATTCGTGGGGGAGTGAGAAAGAACAAGAAGATGCCTGTCTTATGTTAGCTAGAGTAAGTTTTTCATGTGTTCAGCAGGTACTCTCGTCAGCGAAAGAGGGTATGGAGTTTTTTATTGCCCTAGCTTCTGCTCTGTCCAAAGAAAATAAGCCTGTGACTTGGACAACGCCAATCGGATTCCCCGTCGTTCAAAAATACACTAAAAACAATGTAGTCAAAGTCAAAGCCTTTTTGTATGACATGGAATCAAAGTTGCTGAAGAGAGGCCAGGTAACACTTAAAAATTATCGAGACAAAGATGGCGTAGGGGCTACAGCCGCTCCGATTGATCCATATGCAAGCAGAAATGGCATCTCTCCGAACGTCATCCACTCTTACGATTCTAGTCACATGATGTTTACAATTCTAAAATTAAAAGAGGAAGGCATTCACGATTTTATGATGATCCATGATAGTTTTTCTGTACTGCCCGAATATAGTTGGATTTTGTATGCCGCCGTCCGAGACACATTTGCAGAGCAATATAAACACCATTGTATGTACGAGAACTTGTTTAGAGCTACTAAAGCAAAACTTAGTAATCCAGAAGTGTTAGATGGATTGAAGTTTCCGAACAAAGGCAGTCTTGATTTGGAAGCAATCAGAGTTTGTGAATCGATCAAGGAAGGAAGTTTTGCCGAAGCCTTACAGTTCTCCCCTCACATTGGGTATTGTTTTACTTAATTATCCCTAATTTTCCGTCCCCAACCTTTAGCCCTCTTCTTGGAGGGCTTTTTTAACCTTTGTGTCCACCCATTGAATACTTTTTTTTTATCAATCGGTAGGAGAGCAAAAAATGGCACAAAGAATGAGATTCACATCGCCTTTAGGTACGGCAATTTACCCACACCTCAACAAGCCAGACGTAGAGTTCAATCCAGACGGTGTGTACAAAACTGATCTCGGCATGGAGGACGCAAGAGAACTTTATGCGGCTTGTGAGAAGGCCGCGATAGCTGAATTCGGCAAAGACGTTAAATTTAAAATGCCATTTCGCCAAGACGAGGAGTCTGGAACTACGGTGATTAGGGTGAAGAGTAAATATGCACCCAAAATTTACGATTCAGAAGGCTACCTCATGCTTGGCGATCAGATTCCAAATTTATGGGGTGGATCGACACTGAAAGTTGGGGGGTACATCACGACTTACTCTGTGAGTGGTAGCAAAGGCGTTTCCCTTCAATTAACCAAAGTCCAAGTTATCAAACCCGTGAGCGGATCGGGATCAGACGGTGGGTTTGAACCTGTCGATGGGGGCTTTGTTGCTCCAAAAAACACACCAGAGGAGTTTGATGATGAAGAAACCGGAGAAATTGGCCGCGCAATCGAAAAAACGGCAGACAGATTTTAGAGGCATCGTCAACGGATATAGAAGCGGATTGGAAGACAAGATAGCAGATCAACTAAACCAAAATGGGGTTCAGGTTCAATACGAAAGTGAGAAAATCCACTACTCTGTGCCTGAATCGCAACACACATATACTCCTGATTTTAAGGTGCCAACAAACAAAGGATTCTTCTATCTGGAGACTAAAGGAAGAATGACTGTTTCAGACCGTAAAAAACACCTGAGAATAAAGTATTTGTATCCGTCTGTTGATTTGCGATTTGTCTTTTCAAATTCTAAACAAAAACTCTATAAGGGATCACCCACAACCTACGCAGATTGGTGTACGAAAAATCAGTTTAAATTTGCTGACAAGTCGATACCCAAAGAGTGGCTGTCAGAGTGACAGTTAAGGAGAGCAATAGATGTTCCGAATGGAGCATCTTTTTTTAGGGTATGAAAAATGGAACAGGAACATGAAGATTCAAAATTTTTAAAACATATACCATGCAAAAAATGCAACAGCAGAGATAACGCGGGGTTATATAGTGATGGGCATATTTATTGCTTCGGCTGTGAGTTTTATGAGGCACCTGACGAGGGATCGGACGGGAATAAAAACAGTTATTACACTGTCGAAAAACGCCCTGCAAGTCTTATCGACGGATATTACAGCGCGTTACCTACCCGCCAAATTAAAGAAGAAACGTGCAGAAAATTTGACTATCAAATTACTGACAGTTATCTCGGAAGACCGCATCAAATTGCTAATTATCGTAATTCCGACGGACAAGTAGTCGCCCAAAAACTAAGGGACGCTAAAAAGAATTTTTCTATTCTTGGCGACGCAAAACAAATGCAATTATATGGGCAACATTTGTGGAACGGGGGTAAGAAACTGCCAATCTGTGAGGGCGAAATCGACACGATGACAGTGTGTCAAATGACAGGGTTGAAATACCCTTGCGTTGGTCTGCCTAATGGGGCGGCTAACGCCAAGAAAGCGATATTGGCGCAGTGGGATTGGCTATTACAGTTTGAAGAAATAATCCTTATTTTTGACCAAGACGAAGCGGGACAAAGAGCGGCAAAAGAGGTTGCCGAGTCGTTGCCCGTAGGTAAAGTGAAGATAGCTAAACTGCCACATAAAGATGCAAACGAGTGTCTTCAAAAAGGCGATGGCAAGGCAATTATCGACGCTATATGGAACGCAAAACCTTGGAGGCCAGACGGTATTGTATCAAGTGCTGATTTTCGAGATGTCATAGGTAAGCGCGATCAGAAATCTTTTATTACCTATCCTTTCCCAAAATTACAAGATATGACTCGCGGCATTAGAACAGGTGTCGTGACTGTATGCGCGGGTTCTGGCGTGGGAAAAACGACTTTAATGCGTGAGATAGCCTATCACTTAATGAATTTAGAACTTGAGGATGCTAAATGCGGATTGATGATGTTGGAGGAAGACAACACGCATTCACTTAGGGGCTTGATTGGAATTTTAATTAATCAAAACCTCAACGACCCAAAATGTACCGCTTCAGAGGAACAAATTGTAAAAGGCTATGA